TGAAGACAGTCGAAAGATTAGCTGAGTAGCTGTATATTTTTTAACCAATTTTTAGTATAATCAACCCAATTCAAACAGGAAATTATTATGTCAATTACAACCAATAACCCATTCAAAGGTGTAGGTTCAAACCTTACAGGCGCAGTAACAGATATGCAGCCAGTCACTCCGAGCGATGGCTCTATCTTTGCTGATGGCGTTGTAGCTATTGGCTTGTACATCACTGTTGGCGGTGCTGTTAAGTTTAAGACTGCTCGTGGTGAAGACCGTACCGTTACTGTTCCAGATAACTTTTACTTGATTTGCTCATGCCAACAAGTATTTGCTACTGGTACTACTGCAACAGGCATATTTGCACTGGTGTCTTAAATGATTGGCATTGGCGCTACATTATTTAAAAGAGCTGTCATGGGGAGTCGGGGGTTTAGTCCTTCGGCTCTGTTTGCTAACGGGGAAGAGGGTGCTTGGTATGATCCTTCCGATCTGTCTACTTTATTTCAGAACAGTGATGGCACTACTTCTGTAGCTGTTGGCGATCCTGTTGGCTACATAGCAGACAAGTCAGGCAATGGTAATCACGCTATACAAGCTACATCTACTAAAAGACCCACTCTACAGCAAGATGGCAGTCTTTATTATTTAGACTTTGGTGGCGATGATGGCTTAGCTACATCTGCTATTGACTTTACTGGCGGCGACCAACTAACTGTATGCGCTGGGGCTAGGAAAGACACAAACACAACAATGGTTGTTGGTGAGCTTTCTGCAAATGTTTCAGGAAATGACGGAGCATTTAGATTGGCATCTCTTAGCAATACTTGGCGTTATGGTGCAAAAGGAACATCCATTGTTAATGTTGATGCAACTACTTACGCCGCGAATGCAGTAAGCGTACTTACAGGTCTTAGCGATATAAGCACTCCAGTAGCAACTATCCGCGTTGATGGAGTTCAAAAATCCACATCATCTACTACCCAAGGCACCGGCAACTTAGGCAACCACCCCCTTAACATAGGCTCCAGAAACAATGGCGGTAGTTTGTTCTTGGATGGGCGTATTTATGGGTTTGTAATTCGCAGCGTACTTTCTGCTGGCTCAGACCTAGATAACTTAGAGGCTTACATGGCAGCTAAAACTGGAGTAACAATATAATGGGTGTATGGGCAACAATCATTGTGACTCGACCAAACCAAGCTGCGGCTCAGGCTTTAACGTCTGACGATATGTTTATTGCTGGACTAAAGAAAACCTTGAGATATTATTTCTTTAGCTCTGGATGCTTTTCTCAAGAGGATTATAACGCTTTACTTGATAGTGACTTAATTCATAGTATAGAGACAGACGCTACTGTTAGACCATCCCAGACATTTGCTGATCTTGGTATGACTCGCATTATTGAAGAGGATTAATTATGCCCGTCACTGGAGCCACTACCAGAAATGACTACGTTGCTACTTCTGGGCAAAATGTATTTAATTATACATTCCAGATTCTTCTATCTTCTGACTTAAAAGTAATTCAGAACGGTGCAGTGCTGTCCCTAAATACGGACTACACTGTTGCTATCATTGGTCAGAGTGGCGGGTTCGTCACTTTAAGCTCCCCTGCCTCTGCTGGAGATACAGTAAGCGTCCTCTTGGCAATGCCTATTGATCGCACTACCGAGTATCAGAATGCTGGTGACTTCTTAGCGTCCGATGTTAATGGCGACTTTGATAAAGGCTACATAGCCATGAATCAGTTGCAGACTGACATTCGCAGAGCTATGGGCTTGCAAGATCAAGACCCTACTGTAAACATGGAGTTGCCAATCAAAGCAGACAGGGCATCTAAGTTCTTAGCCTTTAATGCTAATGGAGAGCCTATTGTTTACACAACTCCTAGTGGTAGTGGAACTGCGTCAACCTATCAGCCGTCATTCACAGGATCAGTAAGCAGGTCTTTGCAGGATAGGCTAGAAGACTATACATCAGTTGCTGACTTTGGCGCTGTTGGAAATGGCGTTACTGACGACACTGCTGCACTGCAAGCTGCTTTCTCTTACGGTAATACCACCAGAACTAAAATTGTTATGGAAGGTAAGACCTACCTTTACAGCGGCCTACTAGCCACCATAACTAATAGCGTTGAGATTGAGGGTGCTGGTGATGGAACCATACTTCTTAAAGACGACTCCTACACCGGCCCTGCTTTTGTAATCGACAATACCTTTGGGCAAATACCTGAGTTCTATCCCAACAGTGCAGGTGATCAGAACCTAGTAGCAAACCTAGCCAGAGTTAAGTCTCCATCGTTCTCCAAGTTTAGCATTGTTGGTAAATCAAGAGCTTACGCTGGGTTTGGGTTTGACCTTAAAGACCGCAATGACATGGTATCTATACAGGATGTCAACTGCTTTAACCTAAAAGGTTCTGCATTTAGATTTACTGGCACGTTTGGTAACTTACGTGAGAGTAACATTAGGCGGTTTGTTGTTCGTATGTGCGGTGACGAGAACAATCCTGCCGTTGATTTGAAGATGCCATCCTTTAGCAACACGCAGGCAACCTCTAGCACAGTTGGGGGTAAGACTAGATTTACACTGTCAGGAACAGGCGATAACTTCTCAGGACTAACAGGCAATCGCAAGATTCGAGTACAAGGTAGTCGATTAGACGGCGGCACTAAAGAGTGGCCTGTTGAAACTATAATTAGCGATACAGTTGTAGAGTTGCCTTATGACATTACAACTATAGACCCTGAGACAGGAGAAAACTACGGCCAAGCAGTTACTAACGCCCCTACTACTTTCTATCGTGACGTAGACGGTCTTAACCACATAGCGTTTAATGACTGTCAGATTGTTGGTTGCTATGGTACATACTTACGCATCTCACATGACCGAGTAAACTTCTTTAGGCGTGTAGTCTTTAACAACCTAATGATTCATGGCTCAAACAAGAAGTACCAAGATGACGCACAGCAAGGGCCAGCAGGAGACTTAATACTTATTGAGGGTGGTATCGGTAGTGTAGATTTTCGTGGGCTACGCTTGAACACCAACGAAGTAGACAAAGGTGTTACGCCTAATATTCTGTACGCAGGTATGCGAGTAAGAGCAGGCCAGACTATTACGCAAGACATTCCTGACCGAGTTTGGATTAACGACCTCGATATGCTCAACCTTAACAACGATGGCGAAGCTATGTTTGTCATTGAGAAAGTTAAGAATATGTCAGTCAATGGTACTGTTGCCGCTAGTAGCCAATCAGGTACAGAGCTAAAGGTTACTGCTGACGCAGTTGATGTTGGATTGGATTACAATGTAATTCCTGGTACATCTAAGAATATCCGCAACGTAGGTGTTGCAGAGGCTTTTGTTATTGATAGCACTGTAGCAGACAAGGTATTCATTACACTTAATCAGCGCAAAGAAACCAGTATATCTGAAGATGATTATAGAGAGCTAACATCTGACACTAACCAAAACGCAAGGCTTGGAGACACAAGATTTAGCAGACTGTACAGAGCTAACCTAGTTAAGAACGCTCCCAATGTAGGAGCAACTCAAGCCGCTACAGAGTGGACTCTTGCTGATGGACGGATGGCATACATCCCTGCACGTAAGGCTGGAGCAACAGTTGTTGGAACTTGGACCGCATCATCTACTAGTGGTGAGTATTACTTAGCGACAACTGCAAGCACTAGACTGACAGACGTATCACAAGTTATTGAAGACAACTACATGATACTTAATGAGGGGACTCTTGGCTCCCTTGCATATGGCGAGTGGAAGGTAGGCGACAACGATAGCCTTGGTTACAATACGTTGTACGTTAAACCTCTTGCGCCTGTTTCTCCTGCAAGCATGGGGGAGACTGACCTAAGGTACAAGCAAGCGTCAGACGGGCTTGTGAACAGAGTTACACGCAGAACTTTTTATGGTGGCGACTTGCCAAACACGGGCTATTATTACAATGGCGATTTATTTTATGATTTCACTCCTTCAGCTACAACAGGCGACCCAGTGGCTTGGATATGTAGGGTAAGAGGGTATGGCGATGTAGGCCAGATAGGTGGAACAGCAACTTGGGAAGTATTTGGGGTTATAGATGGTTGAAGAAACTAAGGAAGTTATGGATATAGCAGCAGCATCAACTGGGGTACTAGCACTGGCGGCATGGTTGCCCCCTGTGGCATCACTGTTTACAATAGTCTGGTTAGGCCTAAGAATCTATGAGTCAGATACAGTTCAAGGACTGTTAGGAAGGAAGTAATGATTGAGAAGTTTATAGCACCTGTCACTAACTTACTGGACAAGTTCATACCCGATGCGGATACCAAGCAGAAGATCGCCCACGAGATTGCAACAATGTCTGAACGCCACGCGCAGGAAATCGCACTGGCTCAGATCGAAGTCAATAAAGCAGAAGCAAAAGGAAACTGGTTCCAATCAGGATGGCGACCAGCAACCGCTTGGACTTGTACCGCTGGATTTTTTGTAAACTTCCTCATATCCCCAATATCCGCTGGCTTTGGCCTAGAGATTCCACAGGCTGACACTTCGACCATGTTGCCCGTCCTGATGGGTATGCTAGGATTAGGAACAATGAGAACTTACGAGCGAGTAAAGAATGGGTAAAGTAACTAACCTACGTCCCAACCTATCAGAGCTATGCGAAGAGTACGATACAATTATTGTGATAGGTGTAAGTGATGACCAGATACAGATTGTATCTAATATGGAAGACCCAGACATCTTATACAGCATGGAAGTTGCTAAGGCAGAGCTGATCAATGCCTACTTTAACAGCTATGAGGTACACTGATGCAGATGCAATACTTTGACCTCAAGGAGTTTGACTGCCAAGAGACTGGCACCAACGAGATGAACCCCTTCTTCTTGGAGAAGCTAGACTACCTGCGCCACCAGTGTGGATTCCCCTTCAAGATTACCAGTGGATACCGAGACCCCTCTCACTCCATAGAGGCACGTAAGACCAGACCTGGCACCCATGCCAGAGGTATTGCTGCTGACATTCAGATCAACAGCGGCTCAGAGGGTTATGTGATTGTGCGTGAGGCTATGAAGATGGGGCTAGGCGGGATAGGTATTGCCAAGAACTTCATCCATGTAGATATGCGTGACACTGTACAGGTTATCTGGACTTACTAGCCATATACTTGGATTTCAAAAACAAGTATTAACTTAGTAAACTCTTGCTAGTCTTCTTGGACTCTTTGAATGCCTTAGCTGTGGGTGCGCCTTTAGCTCCAGGCTTTCTCATCTTCTCAGAGCTACCTGCTTTAATGCGCTTACGTTTGGCATGGATGTTTGCGTATAAACCTTTCATTACCACTTACTCTTATTGGCCCAGTACGCAGCAGACATCTTACCCTTGGCGATGTTCTTAGCATGACGAGCTTTGAAGGATTTACGACGAGCCTTTTGTTTGGCTGTCTTGGGATTGGCACCTGCACCACTCACGCCTTGCTGACCATAGCGTATCGTCTTCACATTATCGCCTTCCTTGGCGACCACAACATGAGATTTGGTGGGGTGCTTGGGGGTTCTCTTAGGCTTGTTGTAGCCAGAGACTCCGATTCGGGATAGTAAGCTGTTCTTTTTCATGCCCCGATTATAACATTTTTAGGACTCTAATTCACGCTCTATTAGAAAGTCACAGTAGTGTTTGATCTTGCGTAGGTCTTCAACACCACCCTTGCTCTTCCAGCGGGTTGCGTACTTAACAATGTTCCCTTCGCAAAAGTCTAACTTGTTTGCCAAGATGTATTCGATAGGCTGAATGGCTGTCATATAGTGACTACCACCTACCTGTTTATTATTTGCCGTCATACTTCTTCCTCAAGTAGTTCATGGATACAGGCATCTCATCACACTGACCATCGTTGACTTCATGTAGCATCCACACACCACGCCAGCTACTGTTGGTCTGGGCTGTCAGGTAGTCCTCATCATGGACGTAGAAGATACCAGCGAACAATCCGATCATGGGTTTCATGTCTGCTCGGTTAGCAAATGCTATGTCTCTATCCTGAACGTGACCCATCACACAGCTCATGTGCTTCTTGGATAACATTAGCTTGGCACTGCTGACTGGCCGACCCATAATACCACTGGTGAAGTAGTGGGAGTAAGCAATCCCATCAATGACACAGACCTCAAGGAAATCATAGACCTCCCAGCCCATCTCATCTAGCTTCAGGTCAGCATAGCCTATCAGCCCCTCTAGCTTTGCATCGGACTCAATGGCTCTCTCAATGCGCTGCTCATGGTTTCCCAGTGTGAACACTAGGCGTGGGTTCCAGCGCTTCTTCTTGTTCTCGGCGAGTCTCTTCTGCTCTGCTCTGATGGGTGCAAGGAATGTTTCCAGACCCTCAATGCCAGCATCAATATCATCTTTATATCGACGACCTTCAAAGGACTTCTTGCCTACATCCCAACTGGATAGCGAGGGCATATCCCAGTGATCACCGATGTGAACAATTACATCTGGCTTCTTCTCTACAGCGTACCTTCCTGCCCACTCCAAATGCTTCAGGCTACTACCTGGTTTGACTTGTGTGTCAGGGATAATCATGTGCTTCATAATCTACTCCATTAAAAAAGCCCCCATCAGGAGGCTATGTCTTGGTATGCAATTGCAGCTAGGCCACATATTACAACGATGATTGCGATAGTCACGGTGAAACCCCAGTAGTTTGTAGAGGGGCGGATTATATAGCAAGCCATTGATGACTTGTAGTGATATATATTCATACCTAACATACCAAATTTGGCATACTAATCACAGCTTTCCATCAGGTCAAACCAAAGCTGAACTTCAGTTTTGCATGGATAAGGATCATCATCCCACTCCTGCATATAGACCTCATCACCATGGGCCGAACATCTTGCATAGTCCAGACCCCCATCAAGGAAGTACAATTTGCCGTTGTCGTCTCTATGTTGAACATAATCATGCGTACTTATACTCTCGAGAATCTTCCCATCAGGGGTCTGTAATCTATTTCTTATCAGCTTCACGTTTCTTTTTCCACTCTCGCTGCTGGTCAAGTGTTAGTAGAATCAAGCCAGTAAGAAAGCCACCCACTATTATTACGCAGATGGCTGCACCAAGGGCTTCCACTAGAATGGAATGTCTTCATCAATAGCAGGAGCAGCAGCTTTGGCAGGAGCCGCATCGCCATCAGTGAAGAACACTTTTACGTTACCGAGGATAGGAGTCTTGACACCCTGCTCACGCTCCTCAGCGGAAGTTGACTGAGATACAAAGCCATTGTTCTCATACTGGTCTTGCTCGGCAGTATCAATGAAGGTAGTCAGGTCAAGGTATGTACCCTTAGCACCCTCAAACAGTCGCTCTTTGTCGATCTTTGTTACATCTAACTTAATGCTTAATCCAACTTTCATACTAATCTCTCCGTCTCTGTTGTTATGGTTTCAACTGCGGCCAGAACTTGCTCGGCCATTGCTTCAATAAACTTCTCATTACGTTTTGCTCTTA